CTTCGGCATCGAGGCCGTGGAGGTTGCAGTAGCGCTCCCACGACATGTAGCCCTTATCCATCAAGTCGCTGTACAGGCGGCCATCGCGTCCGTTGTCGACCGTGATTTTCTTCGGCGGGATGAACTCACACCTCCACCAATCGTCGCCGGGGTATGGTAGGCGACCGGCTTGGATTTCCTGATAGATCCAGAATTTCCAAAACGGACGGCAGAATTGGTCGACCAGCATTTGTTGCAGACGCTCGAGGAAGTTTTGCGCGACTTCGAGCAGACCGCGGAACTCGGTGCCGGATGCGCCGACAAAAATCATGAGCGCTTCGGGTGGCAGGCCGATGCCGCGCGCGACTTCTGAAATCACATAACGCACGAATGGTTCGAAGCTCTGGCCGGGATGTTCGTTTTTGAAACTCTGGATCGACTCGCCCGGCTTGAGCTTGGGGATCAAGGTGCCGTTATACAGGCGCTCGGTGCTGAGGTCTTCTCCTTCGCTGGTGGTGATTTTTGCGCCGAGGCCGATCTTGGCTGCTTCGTTGCTGGTGATCGAAAAGCCGATCTGCGCGCCTGCTTTGAATGCGCCCTTGGTGTAGGAGAGAATCTCCGAAAGGTCTTGCAGGTTGATCGCTGCGTTGTGCAGCCATGACGCGCCGCGTGGGTAGCCTGCCCGGCGGATGTGGCGAAAGTGGAGCATGTCCTGCGCTGGAACATCGGTGTACTTGCCATTCGCGCGGTCGGTAATAACGCGGTAGGATATGGGTGCGCCAAACTGATCAAGCAGCACGCCGTCGAATGAGCGGTCGGATGAGTCGGCGGTTGATCCGACTGCCTCGCCGCCGATGAAGCGGACGCGTGCGCCGCCGGTCTGGGTGGTGAGGAACTGCGCAAAGAAGTCACCATCGCAGGCGACTTGGCGGAGGATCAGCGATTGCGCGCCGTAGAAGTTGACCTGTGACGATGCGTCGAATGCCCATGCCTCAGCGCAGGCGCGATCCTCGAAAGCGCGCTCGGCAAGGCGGTTCCATTCGGCATTCGCGGTGCGGGCCTTCGGGACGATGCCGGTGCCGACGGCACGCTGGGCAAGGTGTTCGATGAGGTAGGCGGCGACGCCGACATTATTGTAAAGCCAGCGGGCTTTCTTGAGTAGCTCGAGGCGAGTCTGCGCGGGGAGCTCGCGGCGGGGTTCGACGGTGTTGAGGATGACGAGACCGCGGTTAATTGAATGCTCGGCTGCTTCAAAGGCAGCTGCCTTGGGCGTGGCGTTTTTCTTCGGGCGTCCGGCTCCGGCGCGCTTGCCGCCACGATTTGATTTTTTGATTTCGCTCACGATTGATTTCGGGGTGTCAAAATCAAAGCGGTGACGAGTAGCGCGAGCGGTCGATGATCGCGGCAAGCTGACGCTCGCGGCCTCCGTCGGTGAGTAGTTCTTCGATCGCTTGGAGTAGTAGCCACTTGGGGAAACTCACCTGCCCGGACGAGCTTGAGCCCTCGGTGCCGATGCTGGTGATGATGACTTCCTCGGTGGCGCTGGAAAAAACAGTGTCGGCCAAGGCCTCGAGCTCTTCGTTGGTCTTGGTCCGGCGCAGGTAGGACTTCACGCCGCTAATTTTCATGGATTCGCTCACGCGGGTGCGTGGATGTCAAAGTATGGGCGCGGGCTTGTGACAAAAACTGCCCATTATTTGTCACAAAAAATAGTCAAAATGGGTTTGGACCCCTTTATTTCCACCCTTGTTTTCTAGGGTTTTGTCACAAAAAAACCCACCAGCGTTTCCGCGTGGTGGGTGGTGGGTTTCCGAAATGATATGCAGTCCGATCAGGCGTTTTTCAAAATGTGCCATGCGATGTGGCACAGCTTGAGCGCGTCCATGAAGTGGTCGTCGCGGACATCCTTCCAGACATAGACTTGACCGGATGGCGTCTTGCGCGGGACGAGCTTTTGCCCGCTGAGTCCGGCGATGAACTCGGTGGTGACTTTCGTTGGAATCTTGAGCTCGGGTTTCTGGTCCTTGATCCGATCGATGAAAAGCTCGGTCTTGATCGCGTGGTCGACATAGGTGTAGAGCACGACGCCGGGGAAGTTGTCGATCGTGGTGCGGCTGATCCGCGTGCCGAAGGTGACATTCGCGCCTTTTGCCGGGTGGAAGAATCCGCCCGACTCTTGGCAGGTGGCATAGACGCGGAAGGTCGCAAAGCCGGAGTCGATCAGACCGCACTCGGGTTTCACGATACCGCCGCTCGGTGTAGCATAGGATCGGAGTGGCGGATCGCGGAGAAGGTCCTCGACCGAAAGAGTGGTGCCGTAGTCGAGGACATAGGATGATCCATCGGCGGCGAAGGCGGTGGTGACCCAGTGCTGTTTCTCCTGGCCGACATCGGCGCAGGTGACGACATGTGCGGGTTCGTCGATCGGGCAGGTGCCGACTTCGTAGGTGCCGGAAAGGCCGAGGATCTTGGCGTCGCCGATGCTGGTCTCGACCTGCTCCCACGGCAGGGCCATGGTGGAGTTGGTGAAATCTTGCAGACCGTTGAGGGTTTCCGAATCGCGCAGGAACTTCACCGCCAGCGCGCCGAAGGTGCAGGACCGCCATGGTGCGTAGAGGCTGTTAAGGTGGAACGAGCGGAAGCCTTTCTGCGCGGACTCATTGGTGCATTGCCATTTCCCCTGTTGGAGCATTTCCATCTTCTGGCCGTCGTTGATCGAGCCGTGGCAGTGTTGGCATTCGTAGCGCGCGGATTCTTCGACCTGCGCCATGTTCCACTTGCCGTCGGCCTTTGCCTCGCGATCCCACTTCACTTGCTCCCAGAGTAGCTCGATGCGTTCTGCGCAATGCGGGCATGGCAGCATGAATTTTTCCTGCGTGCCTTTAAGGTATTCCTTCCAAATCGGTCCCTCGGGCGTGGTCGGTGTGGAGGTCTTGACGCGGAGGGCGCCGACGAAACTCTTCGTGCGGTTTTCGGCAAGGTGCAGCGCGCTGGTTTCCTTGTCGGTCTCGGTGGCGAACTTGTCGACCTCGTCGAGTAGGAGAAGACCGGCGGGGCGGCTGGCGAGGTTGGCCGGTGAGTTGGACCCGACAAAGACAAGCGATGATCGGCTGAAGTGTTGCTCGAGGGTTTTAAACCGGTGGCGATCGGCGGGCTTTTGAGCTGAGAGGGTGGCGCTGTCATCGAACAGCGGCATCCATCGCGTTTCCGAAAATGATCGGGCGAGGCCTTCAGTCGGCATGACCCACACCATCGGCTGCGGCTTGTTGCAGATCCGCCATGCAGTCCCAGCTTGGATCATGGTGGTCTTGCCGGTCTGGGTTCCAAAGACGAGCACGACATCCGTGACATCGATGTCGCCGAAGCACTCGAGCGGCTCGCGCAGGTAGGGCGTCATCGAGACGGAAAAAGCGCCAGGCATTTGCGTCTGACGCTCGGAGAGAATCACTTCGTCACTGCACCAATCCACCACCGACCGGCGATCGATCGGCGCATAGATCGAGCGGATGTGCTCGCGCAGGGCTTCGGCGGCGGGAGTCATAGGGTTTTGCGAATGACTTCAGTCAGAGAATCACACCACTCGGAAAGCGCGGCCTCGATGGCCTTTTGCGGTTGGCCGAACAAGCGAGGTGCGAGGCTTTTCGGCATCACCTCCAACATCTGCTTGGCAGCCACATGCGGTCGACCGGCGATCTCCTTGGCCTCGTCAAAGTAGAGCAAGATGCCCTCCGCGCGTTGCCATTCTTTGAAATCGCGTTCGGCTTTGTGGCGGTTGTTTCGGGCCGCGATGTAGATCGAGTTGGCCTTTCGAATGTCCTCGATCGATCCGCCGTTCCGTTTGCAGAGGACCAGTTCGTTGTAGCCGACCTTTTCCGCCAACCTCGCCCGGCGAAGCGACTGGCGCGGGGTGTTGTCATCGTCATCCGGCTCGGGTGCGTCATGCGCTGGGGTTGTGACCGGCTGGGGCTTGGGTTCCTCAATCTTCGGCTTGGGCGGCGCCTCCCCTGCTTGGCCTTTCTTCGCCCTCGGCTTCGCGTTCACTTCACGCCACGCCTGCGCTGCTGACGCCGAGTTGACCGGCATCCCCTTCTTGACCAGCCGGGAAACGACCGACTTGTCGATCCCGAGCGCCTGCGCCAGTTCGCTTATGCCCATGGGTCAGTGCAACAAAGGCCGATTGTGCAACATTCGGACGACTGACGAGAGTGACCCAACACCAAATGAGCGCTCTCGCGTAGGAGACTCCCTAAATTTTTTCGGTCGATCGTTTTCATTTCCCGAGAAGTTCGCGGATGCGTTTCGCCTGCTGCTCCATCGGCTCGAGAAGATCCAACGCTCGTTTGAGTCGGTCGTCATCCCATGTCTCGACCTCGCCGCTCATCTTCCGCTGCCAGAGAACGAAGGACTGATGGACGCCTTCGATGGTGACGATCGCCTTCGACTTATCGGCAGGGTTGAGTGGCTCGGGCTTCGTGGGTTCGGGCAGGCCGAGGCCAAGCTCGAGCTGCACTTCGGTCTCTGCCACATAGTCGACGCCCCAGCGATCGGAGGCGAACGAGCGGGACTGGCTGAGCCACTTGGCTGCGGACTTCTTACAGATGAGTAAGTTGCGGTGGATCTCCTCCCATTGTGACTGGGTGGTGTCGGTTGGGATGCTCAGCTCCTTGAGGCCGAGCATGTTGGTGTCGATGATGTTCATGTGTGGTTTCTATTTTGTGGATGTGAGCCGGGCGCGGGCTGCGGCCTTGGCTTTGGTGAAAGGGTCTGTTGCTTTCGCTTTGTAGGTCTCGCGGGTTGAGTTCGCTTTGCGGTACTTGGTGCAGTCGAAGTTCGTGTCATTGCCGCTCAGGATGTCACGGATGCCCACGACATAGTGACTGATCAACGCGCGGGTGACGCCAAGCTCTCGGGCGATCTCGGCTTGGGATTTTTTCCCGTTGAGTTGATCGAGGCCGGATGCCAAGGCGAGGGCGTGAATGGTGGCGGGTAGGTTGTTGGACTGAAGCAGCAGGCCGATGACTCGAGCGAGGATGAGCGACTGGTTCCTGATGACAGCATCCTCCCGCATGCGGATGATCTTGCGGGCGGTGAATAGGCTGACGCCGAGGTCATCCGCGATGATCTCCTCCTCGGTATCGATGAGGGCGGCCATGTCGTGCGTGTAGCTCGCTTGATTCTCGTGCAGCATTCGGTTGCGTGGTCTGTCATCGATTTGATGTTGGGTTGATGTGTTCGCAATGTTAGTTGCCTCAAAATTTCATTTTAGCGCCGTGAGCGATGATTTTTCATTGTTCGAGGCCTACGGGGTCTACGGGGTTAAGTTTCCAACTTCTCCGTTTGGTTGTGGGTTTCCCTTTATATATTTTCTCGCGTGTAAAAGTAGAAAACATGACCCCGTAAGACCCCGTAAACCGCCACTTGTACGGGGTGTACGGGGTCTAGTTTCTAACTTTTTTCACCTGTGATGATGTAGCGGTTGATTTTCCTGTCGGTGTCCGGCCTCCCAAGTTTGACCTGTCCCCTGTCCATTTTTGCCAATCTCGATAGGGCAGAGCCACATGCGCCGTGCCATGAGAAGAGCGCCTTCGCTTGGTCGCGCACCTTGCTGTGGGTGTTGGTGAGGCGTGCTTCGACATCGAGCGCGGTGAGTTCGGCAGGCAAGTCGTGCCAGAGTCCCATGTCCTCGATGGCGATCTCGAGCAGCTCCTCGAGGCGGCGTGCTGGCGAGTGGGAGTCGACCCAGTCGACGAGTTCGGGGTCACGCCATGCGATGACACCGGAGCGGGTGTCGTGCAGGTGGGTTGGCACCTCCCACTGCATGAGGCGATCGGCGAGGGCCGGCAGTTCTTGGCGGATGGCGATCTGCAGTTGCTTCTTGCCTTCGGGGGTGCTGGTGTCGATCGGCAGGGCGATGCGATGGACATGCAGGATGGCTATCTTATCGGAGACATCGGCATCGAGCGGCGGGATGATCTGGAGTGCCTCGGGGGTGTCGTTGCAGCAGAGCATGCAGCACCAGACTGGGCGCACGCTGATCGACGATGAGTGGCGCTTGCGGAGCTGGATCATGTGCGGGTAGATGGATCCCTTGAAGGCGGCCCCGAAGGCGCGTCGGGCGCGGATGTCGGTGTGGCCGGTGCAGTCGTCGATCAGGAGAAACTCGGACCCGACAAGGTCGTCATTCCAAAGGATCCCTCCCGACCATGCCTCGTAGGGGTTGGCGGTGCGCCCACCGAGGAGTTGGGCGACTGTCCATGCGAGCAATGACTTGCCGGAGTTGATTTCACCGGCGAGCACCATCATCGGCGCGGGGATGTGGGTGTAGCTGCGGACGGCTTTGTAGCGGCCGGAGAGCCACGAGATGAAGACATCCATCGCGGTGTCATTGGGGAATGCCTGGCTAATGATGCTATCGATGAGTGGCGTGTCGCCTTCTGCGGGTTGGGGCAAAATCGGTTCGCCAGTGATGAGGATCTGCTGCCCGTTGTTGTCGAGCATGATCCCTTGTCGGTGGCCGGCGATGACACCCGACCATTGGACCGCACCATCGATCTCGCGGTCGTCGATGGCTGCCTTGACGGCTGCTGTCAGCTCCTTGGCCGACTCATATTCGCCAGCGAGGTGGCGGGTGATACCAGTGACCACCGGACCTCGCTTGCTGTGGATCGCGTAGCCGTTGCCTTGTCGGATGAGGTACTTGCCCGATGGCGCGTCGTAGAAGACATCCTCGGGGGCGAATGACTTGCCAGTGGATCCTGCGGGTGGGTTGAGCATCGCGGCGACCCGCTGCTCGATCTGCCAGTCGGGATTGTTGAGTTGGGATGAGAAGACCGCGCGTGCGGCGTCGACGGCCTCGGTCGGTTGGAGGCTGCGGCGCAGGGTGCCATCATACGAGCGGAGGCGCTCGACGGTCTCGTGCTCGGTCATGTCGTTGAGTCGGCACCACCATGCGGCCTGCATGAGCCATGTGTGGATGCCGCTGTGGGGTGGTTCGGGGAATGGCCCGTGCTTGTCGCGCAGGATCAGTCTGCCAGGTGAATTTGATTGGACTGGCTTGAGCAGCGGTTGGCTTTCAGCCACCACCTCGCCGGGATCGAACATAGCGGTGCGGCTCAGGTCGACCCATGCCTCGGGATCCCAGCTCACGAAGCAAAGGCGGCCGGGGTCTTTGCATGCGGTGTCGATGGTGAGGTGGGCTTTGGCGTACTCGGTCTCTGCGAGAATGAAAGCGGCCTTGTGTTGCTCGGGCGTCTGGCATTGCGGGATCCGCGCCACGGCCTTGACGCCATCGCCACTTGGTGAGCGGAAGGCGGCGACCACTCGCGGGTCGGCTTGCAGGATTTCGCGGATCTCTTCGACCGTCCACCCGACATTGTCTTTCGCGTCGAAGTCGAGTTGGAGGAAGCCGGAGTGGGCAAAGCGGCCTTCGGAGATTGCGGCCTTGCGTGCGCCACGGGTGACTTCGCCCGAGATGCTGACTGCTTGCAGCATGCGCTTGGCTTTCGCGTATCCATCCTCGTCATTGGCGGCGAGCATCGCCCGCAGCTCGAGTACTTGATTTTGGAACTCATCCGAGCGGATGGCGTCGATGAGGTCTGCGAGGGTGAGTGATCCGGCTGGGCTGCGTGCCTCGGCTGAGTCATAAAGGTCGATCTTGGTAGGTGCTTCGGTAGTAGTGGTCATGATTTGTTCAGTTGTTGGAGAGCGTTGATGGCGGCGAGCATGCCGCTTTGGGTGTCGGACTTGTCGCGAAGAGCTTCGGCGACTGCGTCATCGATCGTGCCAGGGCAGATCAGTCGGTA